TGAGTAGCTGGCGTTGAACGATTTAAGTACCACCTCGCGCGGCAACCCAAGGCCTACAGCGATTTCGTTATTTACAGCTTGAAAGAACTGTTCAAACACCGGGTTAGGTCGCCCTGGTGATGGGCTAGAGATCGTTTCGCCGGGGAAAGTATTGATAACCTTGCCAGACTTAAGACCGCCGTCCCAAGACTTTGCATTCTCGATATAGGTTGCTTTTGATGCGTCATCAAATAATCCGTCAAATGCTTCTGCGTCCATTGTTGCAAACACGGCAAACACTGCCGCATTCACTGCCGCATCTACCTCTGCGTCGCTATAGCGATCAAGCTGCTTCAGCTTTGCGATCACTGGTGCCAGCCAGGGCACGCCACGGGTTTGGTTGGGGCGTTTTTTGTGGAACAGATGCAACACCTTGCGGCTGCCATTGGCGGCATAGAAAGGCCGTTCAATCCACTGGGGCGGCTTGCCGCTGATTGTTCGGCCGGGATGGCGGTCTGCTATATGAATGCTGGTGGCAATGCCGTCTATTTTTGCAATCCCCTGGGTCAATGCATCGGTATCCATCGCATGGTTGGGATTCGATACACGATCGGCTTCAACGATCTGCACCGCAATACGATAGGGCCAGTTCTTGGCTTTTGACTTCACCAGCAGCGCAAAGGCATCGCCTGATTCCAGCTCAGCGCGAAGCGCCAGGTCCTGCAACTCGTAAAAATTCTGGCCTTGGTAATAGTCTGCAAATTGCGAGCCCGCCCAAGTATTAAAATACCGCTCAAATTCACCTTGGTATTTACTGGCTTCGTCGTCGCTGAGCCCTAGCAGCTCAGCATCGATCCTGCTCTGCACCGTCAAGCCAGTGCCGACCACATAGGTGGCCATGTTCTCGATCGCACCGCTAGCAATCGGCGCGTTGCGAGCCATGTCCCGCGACCTGCCGCGCATCTCCCGCAGGTCGTACGCAATGTCGCTATCTGCATCGCGGACGCCAGGGGTCCACCCGGCAAAGCGTTCGCTGTAGCTGCCGCCCACATAGCCGCCCATCCGCGCCATGGTGGCCCGCGACTTCTCGCGCTCGAGCGCCCACTTCGGGGAGATCCGATTGATCAGTCGCTCCAGGATCGGCGGCTTTGGCTTCTGGTGTTCCATCAGAACAGCGGCGAGGGAGTGATGGAGCGGCCACGCGATTGCCGGGCGCTCAGTTCCTGCACGCGCCGATTCCAGAGCGTGATGCCGGCCTGCACCGTCTCCAAATCGGCTCGCTTCATGCGCCGGGCGCCGATCGTGTACTCCTGCCCGTTCAGGATCGCCGTCTCGGCCGCTAGGTAGGCGTCGAGCTGCGTCTGTGCAGTTGCTAGCGAAATTCCTGCCATGGCATCAGACTAGCTAGCCCGAGTCACCGCTTCCAACCAGCAAGGGACAGGCCCCCGCCAACTGACTGGCCGGACTGTCCCTGCGCTTCCAGTTGATCCCACATCGTCGCCCGGTTGTAGCGGCGGGCAACCAGCTGCAGCGCCGCATAGGCCATCCTGGTGCAGTCGCCGGCCTCATCGCGGGAGCCGTTGGGGAGTACCCAGCTGTAGGTGGTCTGGCCGTTGTGCCGTTTGGGCATGCGTTTCCACGGGAACAGCTCCGCCAGGAACTGATCAGTCGAGGCCTCACCAAAATGCAAATAGCCGGGGCCTGGTTGTTCGTTGCGCAGCCGGCCCTGCAGGTGATTGATGCTGGCGTCGTAGCCGATGCCATAGAGCAGCACGCCCTTTTTCACGATGCTGTGGTTCTTGCGGTTGACATCCACGGCCACACCTTTCCCGAGCAGCGGCTTGCCCTTCTGAGGCGCCCCTTTCATCGGCACCCAGTTGGCAGTGCGGCCCCGGCACCAGTCGCGCACCTCATGAGTGGCATAGCCGCCGTCGTCAATGCCGCCCATCGCCAGCCGCATCTCCGCGCCATCGGCCCTGACCCACTTGGTTTTGGCGATCTGATCCAGCTGCGCCAGCGTCTCGGGCTGCTGCGGGTCGCCATCGATCTCCCAGTGGCCCAGGTGCCAGCCCTCTTCACCACGGCCCCAGCCCCATACCGTCACCACCAACCGCTCGTCTGAGGTGCCGCCGCCGCCCTGCACGTCAACGCCAGCGGTGATCAGCAGCACGCCATCTGGCACCGTGCCAGCCGGGTAGCCGTTGCCGGCGGTTTCGTTGCGCCTGCGCTCGGCTAGGCCGTCGCCGGTCAATTTGCCGCTCAGCGTGTCCTCCCATGGCTCGCCTAACACCGTGTTGTGATAGGTCTGCATTGCATCAGGGTCGCCCTTGCGCATTGCCTCCAGGGCCTCGGCGTGCTCGCGCACCAGCACGGGCCAGCTCGCCGCTGGGGAATAGCTGTAGGCGGCCCAGATGTGGAAGCTCACCAGGCCCGGCTGCTGGCTAACAGCCGTGGGGCGCCACTCGCCGCGCTCCACCATCCACCGTTTTTTGCTGTGGGGGATCGGCTCGGCGCAGTTTTCACACCCGTAGTGGCCGGCGTGCTCGCCCTCGCGAATCATCTGCTCCCAGCGCAACACCTGCATCACCTGGCAGAACGGACACGGCACGAAATAGCGCCGTTGGTCGCCCCTCAGGAACCATTCCTCGGTTTTGCCACCCTTAAAAATTGGAGTGCCGCCTAGGCCGATCTTGCGATCCCAGTAATAATCGGCCCTGTTGCGGCCTAACTTGATCGGATCGCCTTCATCGAGCTTGGGGTAGGCGTCCACCTCATCAAACAGCACAACCTTGCGGCTTTTGCGTCGGAAACTGCGACCGCTGGCAGCGTTCACAATGTCAACCAAGCCGCCGTTGCTCAGCTGCTTTAACAGAATCGTGTTGCTGACTGTATTGCGAGCTTTGCTTTCGGAGATTAGGCCACGCAGGCAGGGCGTATTTTGAAACAAGTCCTTAATTTCTTCTTTGCTATAGCCCTCTGCGTCTTCTTTGACCGGCTGCACAATCATCACGGGGCATGGATCCTGATGGCTGAACAGCTGAATCACCACGCCCAACATCTTTGTCCAGCCAATTCGAGCGCTCGTCATAATCGCCACCGTCTCCACAGCTGGGTCGGTGAAGGCGTCGAGGATCTCGCGCTGATAGGGGAGCGTGTTCCACCGCCCCTTCTCAGCAGCGTTGCCGGTCATCACCGCAAACTCGTCGGCGTACTCGCTCAGCCGCAACCGTGGCGGCGGCTTGAGGCCGGCCAGGATCTGCCTGGTGAGTTCGGCCGGATCGGCGGTGATCATGCTGCGCAGCCTGAGCTGAACAGGTCAATTTGCTTACCACCGATGCAAGCCGGCGACAGCCACAGCCGCTCCCTGCGACCGTTCAGGCTGTTCGTGCTGTAGCCAGCCCCTCCGCCCGCCTTGCCCTCGGCGACGCTCCACCCGTAGGGCAGCAGAGCATCGTGCTCGGTGTCGTAGCCGCAGAGGATCACGCGCAGCTCACGCGGAGCGGTCAGGCACCAATCCCGCACGGCCAGGGCCACGCCCTCGGATGATTCGGCATAGAGATCGCCGGAGGTGGCGTAGGGCGGGTCCAGGAAGATCGCCCGCGTGCCATCGCCGCCGGTGCCGCTGCGGATGACGGATGGCTTGACCACCCGCTCCCATGATCCGCAGGTGATGCGCACGCGGCGGAGGCGATCAGCAAGCTGCCCCATGTAGGCCTCAAGCTGGCCCCGCCCCGCATCCCCGAGGTGCGGCAGCTCGCGGTTGACGCCCTGCCCCGCATTCCCGAGGTGCGGCAGCTCGCGGTTGACGCCCTGCCCCGCATCCCCGAGGTGCGGCAGCTCGCGGTTGACGCCCCGCCCCGCATTCCCGAGGTGCGGCAGCTCGCGGTTGACGCCCTGCCCCGCATCCCCGAGGTGCGGCAGCTTGCGGTTGACGCCCCGCCCCGCATCCCCGAGGTGCGGCAGCTTGCGGAGATGGCCATCCACCACCCGCCATGGACCAGACCCAAACGGGTCGCCGATGCCGCAGGCCACCACATACAACCACCACCCGGCCGCCTTGGCGTCGTGCGCCTCAGGATCGCCTTCCATCCACGCCACCAAGTCGGGTGTGCGGCGCTGCTGCAGCCAGGCCAGCCGGGCGTGATAGTCAATTTCAGTTACTGGCCCCCATGCGTGCCGGGCCACCTCGGCTGGGCTGAGCTGAATGGCGCGCCAGGTGTTGACCAGCCAGCCATCGGCATCGTTCAGCGTTTCCACCCGGCGGCCCTTGAATGGCGGCCTGGCCAGCAGCACGGCGGCCGATCCGGCGAACGGCTCGACATAGCCGGACGGGTCGCCAAGGGCTTCCCAGATGCGCGGCGCGGCGCGGCGTTTGCCGCCGAAATAGGGGAAAGGCGCGGCCAGCGTCATGCCGTCAGGTCTCCAGCCGCCAGCTCTTCCAGTGCCTCGCGGATCAGCAGCGTCAGCAGCTCCACCTCTTCCAGCTCCAGATGCGGGATCCTTTGTTTCGCCGCGCTGGGCACCCCTAGCAATCGCGATCGGGTGATATTCACAGCGCTGCCCCAGGCCTGTTCTGCATCCTCGCGGCGAAGCAGCTGGCCTTCCTGCGTCTTGCGTTGCAGCTCTAAGAGGTTGGCCTTCTCGTATTCGCTGCGGGCGCGGCTGACCGTGTAATCGGGCAAATCTTCGGGCGCGTCGCTGGGCAGTTGCGCGGGGTGGCGCCGGGGTGGCGCCGGGGTGGCCTTATCCGATGGCTCGCTGCGCTTGGCAGCCGGCTGCGACGCCGCGACTTGATCAGGCGCCACCCGCGCAAGGTACTCGCTGACCAACAGGTCGCTGTCTACCAGCAGCGGCTTTTCTCGGACAATGCATCGACTGCCCCGCAGTGCGCCTTTTTCGCAAAGCTTTTCAAGGTTTTGCCTGGTGCATTTACGCCGGGTTTGGCCCACGATCAGATCGGCGCCCGCTTTGCTGTTGATCGGAGTTGCCATTGCAACCACTCTAGCCAGGCAGCCGCAACCGGTTGCAAGGGTTGCGGCTGCCGATGCTGAGGCAATCAGGCCAGAGCCAGCGCAAGCTGCTGTGGCGGCGGCGGGCAAGTCGCGCAATGAATGCGCCGCATCCGCAGCTCATCAAAGAACGGCTGAGCTTGATACCACTCGCTCATCTCCCTAGCGCGTTTGCTGCTATTGCAAGATGCGCAAGCTGGCACGATATTGTAAATTGCGTGAGCGCCCCGGGCGGCTATAGGCTTTACGTGCTCGATCTCCATGTCACCGCCGGAACCACAATAAGCGCAACAATCGCCAAACTCGGCAAACCGCTTTCTAATTGCCGCTACAGAGACTTTATCCACAGTTTGCAGCTTGCGCATTTGCGCTTTTCTGCGTTTTGACTTTTCTCGATTGTACAGCCTGGCAGCCGGGCAAATTTGATACTTGAGCCACTGCTTATCTTTATAGTGTTTTCGGCAATACGCCGTTCTCTCTTTTGGATTTTCGCGCCAATAGTTTTGCTGCTGTATATACACTAGCTTGGCCACGCTCGGGGTGGACTCGGCTTTTTTGATGGCTGCCATTAACGGAGCTAGCTCCCTTATGACGCTTTGTGGCTTGGCTCCATCGGTGCGGATAGGTGCAGTGCCCCTGGCGGTCAGCCCTTGCTTGCGCAGCTCCTCCTTTCGTCTAATTTTATACTTGGCCCTATTCTTTTTCCTTTGCTGCGAAACTCGATCACACTCTAAGCACCTGCGCTGATAGCGTAAAGATAGGTCTAACCCCTGCCACTTATGCCCTCTAGCGCAAAGAGTGCTTAGAGTAAAGTGTTCTTCAAAGCCCATGGCGGCATTGTCGATAAACGGAATTAGCCAATGCCGCCGTCGCCCTGGCTTCCTTTCGCAACCCACGCATTCACCGTGCAGGGCTGGTTGAGAAAGGTTGATCCTGCGCAAGCTTTGCCCACTCCCTGGCCATTCGTGGCCAGGGAGTGGGCAAAGCTTGCGCAGCCAAAAGCAATTTTCGTCGAATGCGTAAATTAGTTCCATCGACCTGTGTCCGCAGGTTGATCAGGGTCGGGAGTCTCACCTCGCCGGCCCATCCAATTATACGGAACCCTAAGACGCAACCTTATCGAGAGCCGTTCTCAAGAGAAAGCGCGGGCTGCGAGTGCACC